AAAGTTGTTGACTTTATCATCAAACTTTTTATCATTTTTGTCTGATGCTTCTTTCAATTCGTAACACAATGACACCGTTAAGGAATACATGGCACTGATTTCTTTGGTGTTCAAGTCTGTTACTTTGCCCGCCAATATGTCGGTTGGATTAGGCAAGCTCGACGCAATTTTACGGTGAGCACTAAATTTCACAGCCAAGCCTTCGCCGACTGCGCCACTAACTAAATCTGTAGTGGTATTCTCGTCATCATCGTCTTCGAGTAACTCAGACACAAATGACCAAGAACGAGGTGTAGCAAACGAACGACTTGGACTTTTAGGATCAAAGTCATATAAGTCTTTCTTGCTAAATGTCAAATAACCAACAACGTCTGTGTGGATTTTGTTTTCAGTTGCCCATGCAAACCAATCATCAAAATCTACTGCAAGTTCTAAGTGAACAAAACGGTTAGCTAACGGAGCAGGCATTCTATAAGTAACACCTTTATCTGCTTCTCTATTACCTGCCGCAACAATAAGAACGTTGTCTGGTAGTTTATATTGTCCAACTCTCCTGTTAAGGATAAGTTGGTAAGCCGCTGCCTGTACTGCTGGAGCGGCTGAATTCATTTCGTCTAAGAACAATACAATGTTATCATACTTAGATGCAAACTCTTCTGTAGGAAGTTCTGCAGGAGGTGCCCATACCATTGTACCAGAATTACTGTCAAAGTATGGAATACCTTTAATGTCTGTAGGTTCCCAAAGTGATAATCTAATATCAATAAGGAAACTATTTTTTAGGACGTTATCGTTAATTTGTCCTACAATTTCGGATTTACCAATACCGGGAGGTCCCCATAAAAATATTGGACGTTTTTTATTGAATGCCCTTAAAATACTTTTCTTAGCTTTGTTCGGGCTTACGGTTCTTGTAAGTGTTTCTGTTGACATAATGTACTCCTTTTTATCTCAGTGCCATACTTAATTTCTAAGTATGTATATAGTATAGCACCTTTAGAATAAAAGTCAACCTTTTTTTCAAATTATTTTGATTTTTTTTGTCTTGATAATGCTTTGTTTATGCCGTATTTTTTGACATCACCGGAAAAAAGATGCAGTTCTAATGCTTTCTTTTCGTTCGTAACAATCATTCCATGCTTACCTAACCAGTAAGGACAGTCAATAAATTCATCTAACCAAACCAAAATATTTGATGATATAGCAAGTCCTTTTGGAAAAGGTATATCATACGTTGTTAGTTTAAGTTCTTCTGTAACAAATTCTATACCTTGATCTGTAAGTCTTAGTCCGCCTGAGCTTTTGCTTCTTGTATTTTGCCACCAAACAGGCATATACTCATGTAAGGTAGATTCGTTAATTGATTTACCAACTTCTTTTAAGAATATCTTAGTATATGCTTCTTTCCAGTTCATGATTCAGTAACTTCATCACCTTTGGTGAGCTTTACTACTGAAAATTTCTTACAATCAAATGTATCGTTTAGTTTTTTAGCTAAGTTTATAGCATGTCCGGGATTACTAAATGAAACTTTTTTATATTTCGGACCAGGATAGCTTGTTAGGATATTTTGAGTTTTTAGATTAAAAGGTGCTCCTTCGTAGAATACAGCCCAAATGGCATCTGCTTGTAGCACTTGTTCGCTTTTATATGTTTTTTTATCAACATATTCTAGTAATATATTAGGTTTTGGTCTACTCATTTATACATAGTCCTTATTAGTTAACTACGTATATTTATCTCTTTTTTAGTTAAGTATGTACTTAATTATGGTAAAATTACCACTTACCGCCCATGTCCATATTAACTTCAATAACTTCGTTATCAGTTGACTTACTTTCTTTTACAAATTTTTCTAAATCGCCGTGTAATCTAGACATTGTTATACCAAGTGTAAATGCAAGATTCTTTGCTTGTGCTATAGATAAACGTATCTCAGGAGCATTAGAACTTTCAGCAGACTTTACTTGTTGAATAAAGTTTTGAATAGCACTAGTATTTAATGGCTCACTTGTTGACACGTGATAACTCCGTTCTCATTTCTATTTCTGTTTTAAAAGGACCTTTACTTTCGTAACGTTCAATAGTAATTAGCTTTGGACAAAAACTTTTAACCCAACCTTTATCAAATCTAATTATAAAATATCCTGCACAATATAGACTTTTAGATTTTGTTGATTTACTAAACATTGGTAGTTTACGTTTAACATCATAAATTGGATTATGTGGCAAACAACTAGTTGGCATGCCGTGTACTAGTTTTTCTGTAGGTGCAGTTTCTGTAATGTCTAACTTAGTCCAATTTATTTTGCTATCAAATTTTTTAGATATTGCATTTTGGCTACTAAAATAATGACAATGTCCAGTACTGTCATTTAACATATACTTTTCGTTATCATAAGATAATGTACCAATCTTTTCGCCATCGTCTTCGACAAGCCAAAATTTATTTTTTAATACTTCTTTTGCTTTTATGGTCATACTGGGTACCTCGCATTTAATGGTTCAGCAAAATGTGTAGCTTGATCTGCAACCCTTTGCATATCCCATTTTGCACAAAATTTCATAAGACGCATGCCTACTTGACTAACTTCTTTAGGAGTCATATGATCTTCGACCACGTCATTTATAATACTTCTAATGTTACCTGGTTGTGCAGACAAGTCACACAATATAACATTACGTTGATAGTCATCTAATACACGATGCTCTGCACCATCATGATCAACCCAACGTTGTAACATCATATTATTCCAGTTGTAACCTTTTGTATCCTTGTCAGCAAATGCTTCTATAAGGCCTACTTTGTTCTTAGTACCTTTTTTACGTACACCTGGATATGCACTGAATACATTGTCACTTGTATCGCCTCGCATACATTTCTCAAATAACATAAATTGTGGATTAGGAGCAGGCTTAGGCTCACCTGTCTTTTTATCAAGTACAGGCTTCTTTTTCTTATCGTCAAAGTAACCTTCGTGTGTGATAATTGTATTGCTAACACCGTTGTATTGTTTTACATTAGGTGAAATTAGTTGTGCAAAGTCACCATCTGTACTAATAATAATATGTGTGTCCTTAGGGTGTGCTTGTACCCAACCAGCAATAAGATCATCTGCCTCTAGTTGTGGATGTTGCATCATAGTACAATTTGTTTTTGTACCAATAAAGTCTTTAAATTCGTCAAAGATTTCCCAGAACACTTTATCTTCTTCTGCTTGTGCTTCTGTTAGAGCATCACGGGCAACCTGTCTATTACGTTTGTAAGGCTCATAAAAATCCTTACGCCAGCTACGACCTTCTAAACAGAATACAACATGATCTGCATCAAAGTCATTCCATGCTTTCTTTACACTATTAAGTGTAATATGTAGGGCCATACCTACCTTTGTATCGAGATCACCTCTAATAACGTGTCTCGCTCTAAAAAATGTATTTGCAGTATCAACTAGTATATAGGTGCTCATTCAACTCTTCTCTTACATATCGTTTCAATTCATGGTCTCCAATGTCATTGGGTATTTCGTTTTTATAAAATAGTCTGTAACTATCACTACCGTATTTTCCAATGCCATATAACATTGTAGCATCTTTTCCGTCCCATGTCAAGTAGTCTTTTGACATTTGTCTTATTCTTTTTTCACGAACATTAACCATACCTAATGGTTGAATAATACTTTTAATCAATTTTGATGTTGTTTTTAGTAAAATTTCTGGTGTAGGACAATGTTTAAAGAGTATAGGAAGTACTCTTTTTACTTGAACTCGACTAGTTTGATTTAAACAAATTACTCCTACCATGTGTTGCCAAACAGTTTCTACTTGTTGTTGAACCATTAGGTCGTCTCGCATCATGATATTTCACTTTTACCCTTATCAATTGGAACAACATTTATGTATCCCATATCACGTCTAGTATCTTGTCCTTCTTCTTGAAGCATTTGTGTAACAATAGTTCTAAACCATGCATCAACAATTTGTTCATTTGTTTCACCAGAATATCCAGCGTCTAATAGTTGTTCGATAAACTCGTTATTCCAGTCTAATTCGAAAAAACCGTTCTTTATATCTTTCGGATTTACTTGTGTATCTATAACTGCTACCCAGGCTTTACCTGCTTTAGTAGCCGCCTTCTTTTCTAATTCTAACGTATCTCTGCGAGTTTGTTCGTTAGTTATCTTTTTAGGTTTGGCAGTCTTTTTACCAACTGCTTTATTGAACCAATCTTTTACTTTGTTCATTACCATCCTGCCTTTCGAATTGCATCTGAAGGATCTTTTTTAATTTCAGCCTTCATTGCTTTTTCTAATTGTTCGTTAGTTTCTTTTTTAATGTTATATAGTGCGTCCATTTCTTTACTATGTTCCCCAGGCGTTTCCGAATAAGCTGATGTGGAGCCTCGGTGTGAACCTCCAACCTCGCTCCATACATGCCTCGGCAACTTGTTTAACATTGAGGTTATACTCTTCCGAACGTCCTCCCAACGGCATAAGGTAAACGGGACAGTCGATATCCATGTCACGATATGCTTGAACAGCTCTAGTAACTTCTTCAAAGTCATCTTCAGTAGCGACAACAAACTTAAGATAAATGTTGCTATTGTCAACAAGCTGATACTCATAAGCAACATCAGGTTTGATAGCAGTATCCCAAGGTTCTCCTGAAACACTAAGTTTTGGGGAACAACTCCAAGTGACTTCAAAGTGTTCTTGGTTGTGGAGATAGTCGTACAACTCGTCGTGTAAATGTTGTGTAGTGTTTGTTTCAAATGTAACATTTTTTAAATCCTGCATACGTGGATGTTTAAATAAATCGACATATAATCTCTGCCACGCCAGTAGAGGTTCGCCGCCGGTAAAGATCAAATGAATGTCTTGACCGTTGTCTTGCGTCCACTTACCCTCTGGAGTAAGACTTAGTAAATGTTCAACAACTTCGTCTATAGTTGCAAGTTTGTTGAATTTTTTAAATTCAGGATAGATACTTGCATATGTATCACATCCTGTATGTATTATTGGTAAGTCATTAAAATCTTTTGTAGTCTCGTGTACGCCTGCATCTATTAATGCTTTTACTTCCGCATTATGCTTTTTACCTGCTTTATGTTGTTCCCAACGATCACGTTTTTCGTCTGTACCAAAATTCATACAACGAAAGTTACAACCAAATGTTCTTAAAAATACAGAAGGAACGCCGACAAAACGTCCTTCACCTTGTACACTATAAAATGCCTCTGAATATCTTAGTTTACTTCCCACAAGCAAACTCCTGTTGAAGTTTAACGTTATCAATAAACTCTTTTTTAGTAGCAGGATCTTCTTTAAATGCACCACGTAATACAGTAGTTTGTGTTAAACTACTAGTAGCTCTAATGCCTCTGTTTTCGCAACAACCATGTGTTGCTTGTACATACACACCTACATGTTCGCTACCAGTTTCTTTTTGTATTGCATTAGCAATCATTACATTAAGTTCTTCCTGCAATGTGCCTCTCATAGCACACCATTGTGCAATACGTGTATACTTGCTAAGTCCTAGTAATTTAGGTCCAGCAATAATACCAATATATGCAACACCTTTTACAGTCTGATGATGATGCGAACACAAACTTGTAAGTTCACTTCTTACTACTAGCATTCCTTCATAACCATTCTCTATGTAGTTAGGAAAACTACTTGGATTAGGCATAGGGTCATAACGGCCAGACATAATTTCATTAATATACATCTTAGCCATACGTCTTGCAGTATCCATACTGTTAGGATCTGTTTGTGTATCTATTAATAATTTTTGTAAGACATTTTCAAATGCCGGAATAGCTTCTTCAATAAGTGCCTGTTTGTCTCCCTCTTCTAATACGTCACTAATATTATCATTAGCCCAGTATCTAATGCCTGCTTCTTCTAATTTTTGTTTTATTTGTTCACTTTTACTCAATTTTTCTCTCCGATGTTAAGGCAGTGGATTGCCAAAATATTAATACAATGCACAATATAAGTTATATTATACATTGTATTTAGGTTTTTGTCAAGCATTTATTTGAAATACTTGTCTAATACTTCTAGCTGATCATGGTATTGAGCAATTACACTTAGCTCTTTTTCAATAGCATCTAGAATATCTGGGTGTTCGCCAACACCTGCAGCTCTTTGCAAATAAATTTCTACATTCATTGCATGTTTAGCAATGTGTCCATTTGCATGCTCTCTAATAGCTTTAAGCATATTAGTTCTATTATATTCGCCTTGACTTGTCATATTTTACCTCCCAATGTAAATTTAGAAATCAAACCTTTCTTGTTTTGCAACAAACTCATAATATTCTTTCGTCGCCTCTGGCACTTTTCGATAGTTTCCTTTTTCGGGGATAACGTGCCGTACTCCTCCCCTAGGGTCTTCCATATCGCCTGTGCGGCGAGGAATAAGATGAATATGTGGATACATTACAGTTTGTCCTGCGGCTTCGCCTACATTTTGTCCAATGTTGAACGCATCACAGTAACCACGTTCAACCCAATCATATCCCCATTTGTATGCTGCTTTAAAACAAGTAACCATTGCTTTCCAATCTTCTTCTTTTGGTACAAAAAGAACATGGCCTTCTGTAACAGGAAAGCCGTCTTTGTAAACAGTATATTCTTTTGTATCAATTAAAACATTAGTCCATGGTTTATCTTTCATTTTTAATTTCCTGTTCTAGTTGTGAAATAGTTCTTCTCTTTCTAAATATGCCTTCTTTTAATCCTTGCATATCGCCAAATTTTAAATTTTGTTCTTGCATTTTTTTTAATTGTTCTATATCTTCAATTACACTCTTTTCTAATGCTTTTATATAATTCCTTTTATCAGTGCTCATGAATACTGTCCTACATTTTCCCAGGGATATACTAACCAAACATCTTCTTCACTTTTATTTAGAGAATCGCAACAGTAGTTAACACATTGATCAAACTCACTAGCAAGATTATCTGTTAATACTGCAAATTTAACATTTTTGCCCCATACAGTATTCCAAGAATCTTCTTGTGGCATACAAGCATCCATCCAATCTCTTTTAATCCAGTTAAATGTTGCACCAGTATCGTTAATATCATCTACAACTAGTATGTTTTTTCTTTTACTAGGATTCCATCTGTTTTTAAATGTAGCAACGTCATGTTCGTAACCGAACGCATCTTCTGCCATCCAAAGTAAACTATCACCTGTTTTACCTGTTTCTCCGTCTCTTAAACTTACCTTTAATGCTTCGCAACGAATGCCAGTCATATTGCTAATAATAGTAGCAGGTACATTGCCGCCTCTTGTAATGCCAACTATGTAATCAGGTTTCCAGTCATCTTTATACATTTGATTGACAATACTAGTACACATACGTTCAATGTCTAGCCAACTATAATATTTTTTCTTAATCACTTGCTTACTCTCCATTTAAAATATTTTTCATTGTGCATCCATTTACCATTAACAATGAATCCCCATTCTCTCAACTTAGGTCCAGGAATAAAAAGTGTCCATGCATTAATTCCTTTTTCTAATTCTACTCTATGCAAACTTTTAGGAGTTGCAAATCTAAAACTTCCAGGTCCTCTCCAGAATCTTCCTTTGGGAGTAACTTCCCAGTAACCGCCTTTTAAAATTATTGTTAAGTACGGCCAAGGATGATCATGTAATTCATCTGGATCTCCTTGTAAAAATTTGTGTAAAAAGATGTTAAACGGAAACCATTTACGTTCTTTTAAAAACAAATAGTAACGTATAAGATAAGGTTTTTGCCCTACACGATCAAGTATTATTCTTTTACGATTTTTAAGAAAATTAAATAACATCTTTTTGTTTACCGACCCAATCTTGTTTTACAAGATCATAAACGTGTTTAAATTTTTCATATACGTTTTTTAATCCTGGATATTCATTACACATTTCTTCTACTTCAGATAAGTCTAAAAGATCACGTTCAAAGTTGTCTAAATCTGTTAAAGTTATTGTACCATTATCGTAAGTAGGAGCAAATGACCAATTGCCGCCTGTGGTATTACAAACAGTAGCACCAGGAGTTGCAGCAGATGAAATATTAATAGTATATTCACTACCGGTATCATTAATATAGTTAGAATCTAAACTACTAATTGTAGTGTAAGTAATGTCATCACCCATTTTTTATCTCCTTATATAAATTTGCACCTGAGAAATATTCTTTTTTAAGTCTATCCACTTGTTTTATTAGTTTTGGAAGATACTTCTCATAGTTTTCCATATAGTCTGTAATTTTATCTATTATTTTTCCTTGATTAGATACATATGAATTGTAAGATTCCGTCCATTCACTTGGATATTTAAATGCATCTAACGCCATTTCACTATAGCTTAGTCTATCTGGAACCATAGGTAATGCTCCTACTAGAGCTCCTTCATACCAACTAATACCTAGTGTTTCTTGTAAGTTTGCACTAAACACTAGTTTAGCTTGACCTAATAAGTTATGGTATTCAATTTTACTAAGTTCTTGATCTTGGCATACAACAAATTCATATTGAGGTAATTTATCTTTTAAGTTGCGGAATATATCAACTTGTTTTTCAGGAGCAATCCTATGCGGAAATAAAATTAAATCTTTCTTAGGCATACCTTTGTACTGTTCTAATGAAGTAGCAAGATACTCCATTGGCCAGCCAACACGTTTAGTTTTATCTTCTTGCATTGCAAGACTTTGTCTAAACAAGTCTATATGGAAGTCCGTTGCATAAAAGTTATCATCATAACATTCATACATACTACGTTCTGCATGACGTACCCAAGGCTTATCACCTATTAGTCTACCTAAAAAGTCTTGCGGATCATAACTACCTGCATGCCACAAACCACCAATGCGAATGTTAACACCCAATAGTTCTGCCATATACCGTAGTTGAATAACTGTAGGATTCCAGGCATCGGTGTAGAGAAAATAATCACCATCTTTAATAAGTCCGTCACAAAAATATTTACCTATTTGTTCTAGTTGCTTAGACTTATAAACATTAGTGCCACCAAAGTTGAGAAATGCCCCAGGCGTTGTTGCCTGAGGCGTCTCTCCCCCACTTATAACAACAACTTCGTCGTTAGTAGCTCTCTGCAATTGATTTGGAAGATGTTCTTTCCACTGCTTTGTATAGCGAGTATCAACGGCTTCGATGTCTACAATATAAGTTGTCATTAATGTTTGGTCCTTTTGTTATTTTTCTTCTTATTTTTATTTTTCATCCAATGTTGCCACCTTTTATAAGATTGCCAAACTGCTGAACTTTCGTTGTAAAGGAATTTTTCGTTATAGACTTTTCCTTCAAAACGACAGTAATCTCTAAACATTTCTAAATCGTCAAATACTTTATTGTATACTTCACGATTGAATTCGATAGTCATTTTTCTAATCCTTAACTGGTTTTAGGGTAATAAATTTGACAGCCATTTTCTCCATCTTCGGAGACTTCTATTTCAACAAAGCGGCCTGGATACTTTGCAGAAACTTCTTCATAGAGCTCATCAGCGATCATTTCACAAGATTTGTGATCTAGAACGAGCACTTCATCACTTTTACCATTGCTGTAAAGTCTCTCACACCAACGTTTAAATTGTATAAATTCAATTTCTCTGTCGTCATGGAACACCTCAATCCGCACCCTGAAGTGAAAGATATGACGGTGAGGATAACCAAGAAACGAAACATCGTCCCAGTCACCCGTTGCAAGTTTAGGATCACTATCTGCCCCTGGATATTTATGAATTCCTTCTTTTTTAAAGGTAATCCAAATACTTCTTTGTGCTCTATTTATTTTCATATCTTCCTCTCTTAAGCGACGACCCATATAATCCCAATAAGGTTCATGCTCATAGTTTCTTGTTTCTATTGTATCCATTGTACACTCACTCCAACACTTTGTCAAGGCTATATTTGCCCCAATCGGTAAACTTTTCTCTATCCATTAAATCATGTAAACTATGACACCATACACCAGGATTGGTTGCATCAAAGTCTTTATCATCAATTTTAATCATAGTATTATAATTCCATTGTTTTACATAAGGTAAAGGAATACGTAGTTGTGGAATAAAGTTATCATATTCAACTAAACTACTTTCAAGGAAGTCTTCTGCTTGGTCTAATGGAATATCTAATGAACACAACTTTCCAGTTTCTAAAAATGCTTTAATCATATTTTCCCAATTATCATAATCATTATCGTTAGGGTTATATGAATGGTTAGCACCAAAAAAGATATGTTGACAATTTTCACTTTCGTACCAATTTTGTATGTCTACACAAGGGCGTATTCCTACAACAAACAAAGTTTTTAATCCAAATGCAGGAGTTTTTTCAACTTCAGTTCCTGTAAAAAATACTGCTGAACTGTCTGTTTTATTTTGATATTCTCTCTTCATTTTAACACCATTTGTACTAATTTTTGATTAAGCCTATGTATTTCATCTTTATACCATAGCTTTAAAGTTTTCATTCTTCTTAATTCATCTGTTATATTAGTATTATTATAGCAAGATTCTACGTATTTGTCAATCTCTCTGTGTTTCTCTTCTAAAACTTTTATGTGTGATTTTAAACTATCAATTTTGCTCATCCACTAGGCTCTCTAATTTGGTTTCATCAAGTTCTTCCGTATAATCTTCTGTATCTTTCGAATTATCAACCTCAAATAAAGAATCAAAGTAAGTTCCTGCATTTACAGTCTTTTTGCCTACTGCTCCTCTAGTACCAGGTATAGCCATCCAAAATTTACTAAATTCTTCAATTATTGCATTTGCTTCATCTCTATTATCTGTCATAAAGATTGCTTCTACAATATCTTTAAAAAATACTCTATCAAATTTTTCTTGAACTAACATGCTAGGAATAATGCCTTTATCATATTGTCTATTTGCTTCTTGTACCGCATCAATATGACTCCATACATTATGACCCATTTGAATAGCATATGAAAAACTATCCCAACTAGTTTTACCTTCTTTGCCTATTTTGTTTAAATCTCCTGGACCATATATGCAAATATCTTTTGCTTTTAAATTTTGTGTAAGTGGAGAATCTTTAAAACTAGTATGCTTACCTTCACGTACAAATGCACTACTGAACGGAGTGTTATCTTGTGCTAAACCTTTATCGTCTATACTAGGCACCATTCGATACACCCATTTTGATCTATCTTCAGTTTCTAGTTCACAGTATACTTGCCCGTTAGCAGTTGCTAAGAAAGGACTTGCACAATCAAAAGTAATCATAAAGTTTGGATTATGATATTTACGAACTGCTCTTTGTATATCAGTTAGTAATGTAGCCCATTCTAGTTTAGATGTGCCTAAGAAGTGCATTACATCATGTAATCCTTTTTCTAGTAGTCCATCGAATCTTAATGCAACTAGACGTTTAAGAACCAAATGTACGTCACACATATTTTGACCACCCATTGACCAGCCATTGAAATGATCTGTATATTTCTTAGGATCACAGTAGTCTTTCATTTGCTGATACCAATCTTCTGCATCAGCATGATTTTCTCCTTGCAATACATTTAAAAATTTACAATCACCATTTCTATTTTTCATGAAATAGTCATTGTTAATTCTTGTTGCATTTACTGCATCTTGGTAGTTGTCAATACCTGTTGCTTTTGCACCTGCTGGAGAACGTGAAACCCAAGCCGGAATATCAAGTATCATACCATAGTCCATATATGCATCCATCCAAGCAAGAACTTGTTCACGTTTCTTTTGTGCTTTAGGACAGGTTGGATCTTTCCAATCGCCTTCCCAAACACCTTTACCTATCTGGAAACCACCTGAATCACCTAATAGCCAACTGTTAGCTCTATCTCTATTACGCACCATATCTTCTTTAGGTGCGTCTTTATTAATATCTAACTCGGCATGTCCTGCACTATATAAAGTCCAATGATAATTAAACAGTCCGTCTTTCTTGTTTAACCAGTTCATAGACTCCATACCGTTAGCATAAGGAATCCTTACCGGATCAACGTATTCACCGAACCGTTGTTTTCCGATATATGTTGCATAGAACCCGCTTAGTGCAGGTAAAAAATGTGCATAATCGTTTTGTGCTTTTGTTAGATCACAATTCATTATTTACTCTGAGCTGGTAGAATATAATCGTATTTTGCTAATCCGCTATCAACACTAATTTGCATTGCGCCTTGATCCGAAATACTCATAGTTAGTTCTCCAGTCAGATTAAGAATTGCTTGAACCTGTGCTACAGGCCAACTCCATGTGTGGCTTAAATTTCCTTCTACTGCATTTTGAAATACAAAGCTACCTGCATGTGTAGCTGAATCACCAAAGCTAAAAATTAAGTCAGTAACTCCGCCAGTGTCTTCAGTTTTTACATTAAACGTAGGCTCTTCAGCATGTGCCGCACTTTGTAGTTTCATTCTACCAATTGCCGCCAAACTTGGTTTAAAAGATACGTTCCAAGATGCACCTTTAAATTTTACTGTCTTAAGTTTTTCTTCAATAATTTGCTTATTCATAAAGCGATAATCGTTTTGAAAGTCGCCACTGGAATTTTCAAAATGTATATGTGTTGGAATTACTTCACCGTTCCTGTCTGCTTTAACTACTTCTAGTTTAGCATCTTTTTGATATTCAGGATTTTTTAAGTGTAGTGCTAACTTGTCTAAGTTAGGCATACCAAATGTTCCGTCAAAATCGGAAACTTTGCTATGTGTAGTTGAAGATAATATTACGGATCTATCTTCAGCCATTGAATCGATAGTTGTTTCACTATCATCAGAAGTTACTTTAACCAAAGTTAAGAAACCTAATGCGTGTGTATGTGATACCACGTCTTGTAAAATGTCTTTCATGCCTAATTCTCCATTTGTATTGTTTATATTATAGTGCCTAAAGTCTTGTTTGTCAAGAACTTTTCTATGTTGTATTTAGGTTTAAAGCCCAAATTCGTTAATTTTTGTATGTTTGCCTGAGTATGTAACCTTTCGTGTGTAGTATTTAGACGGATTGGAAGTCCTGGTGCAAGAGTCTGGACTTTTATGCTATTACCAGTTCCAATATCTAATATTCCGTTTAAGTGGCTATCTATCAATATTTCGATTGCATCACATAAGTCTTCTATATGTATAAAGTCTCTACTATGATTAGTTACATATTCTAGTTTATTATTGAGTAATTTATCTAAGAACATTCCTTTACGAGGAACATCACTGTAAACAGTATGAAATCTCATTCCTAATGAATTTACAGGAGCAATTTGTTCCATAATAAATTTTGATGCCGCATAAGGATTAAGTGTAGGTTCGTATGCACTACTCGAACTAGCATATAATATTCTTAAATTTTTAAATCTTTCAAAGATTCTTCTTGTACCTTCAACATTTGTAGTCCAATAATCTCCAGGATTATTCAAACTTTCTCTAACTCCACTTTTACCAGCTAAATGTATTACTAAATCTAAATTTGTAAATTCTAATGAACATTTGGTAATATCGTCACCTTTTCTAATATCTAATCCTATTAGCTCATGACCTTTATGCCACAGTCTATCAAAAAGAACTTTACCAATAAAGCCTTCGTGACCTGTGACTAATATTTTCATGCGGCTATTTTTGCTTCTTGTAAGTAGCATAGAGTCTCTTTTGTTTGTTGCCAGCCTGTTACGGATCTAGCATAATGAACCTTTAAGGATAAAGTATAATCATTTCCGTCTTTATCCATTCGATCACCAAAGAAATAAAGTTTATCCTCTCTATCAAAGTCATTTATAATTTGTGATTTATCTTTTCCTACAGGAAAGATATCTATTCCTGTTTCTCCACCAACTACTGCTTCTATATCAGGAAACTGTTTTTTAAATTCTTTTGCTATTCTAATACGTTCATTTGTATTCACATCATGTTTGACGTACAATTTTCTTTCACCTAAAGTTGCATTTCTTCCAACAACACTAAAGTTTACCATGCCAGGACGTTGTTCAATATGTAAGCCAGTTCTTAAACTAAATTCACTAATACGGCATTGCTCCCTTAACCATTTTTCTGCTTCATGTGGAAGTCGCCAATTGCTAGTGTATACATTAGTTTCACCTTCCCAAACATCACTGCCACTACAGTTGTAAACACGTTTAGATAAACTATATATTTCTTCGCCTACTTGTTCTACTGTTTTTTCTTTATCGCTTCCTGTTACAAGATATACATCATTAATTGTACAGAAGTTACTAAAGTAAACTGCAAAATCTGAATCTATTTGTTGTCTACTTGGTGTTAGTGTACCATCTACATCAAAAATAAATTTATTATGTGTTTTAGTCACAGACTCTTCTCCTAAGATCACTACTACTAAATCTATGATCTCTCTTGTTAAAATGTAATTCTATATCACGTTTGCGGCAAATATCTTTACCTGTAAAATCCTTGTCGCGGTATTCTTCTCCTAATACCCTAATATCAATTGGATACATACTTAGTATGTCTTCCAAGTCAGCTTCTGTACCGTATGGGATTATTTCATCCACATACTCTATTCCTTTTAATTGTGTGTAACGTTCTACTACAGTTTGTATAGGTGCATTTTTTTCAGCTCTATCTAAACTTGGATCAACTTGTAATCCACAAATTAGATAATCGCAATGTTCTTTTGCTTCACGTAACATTATTACATGTCCGGCATGAAGTAAGTCAAATGTTGAACAAGTAAATCCTACTTTCATTTACGTAATTTTTCCTTTTCCAGGCTAAGTTTATCTTTAAGACTCATTAAATAAGCCGCACCTGCTAAAACAAGTATTGCAGTTGCTTCAGCTACAAGTAACCAAGGATCAGCTTCTTTACTATTCAATACTATAAGTCTACATAAAGCGGTGATAGCAATAACTATAGGTAACGTAATAGGTATTCTATTACTTGCATAAAATGCTCCTACCATTCCAACTATTTCAGCATAAATGAACAAAAGGAATAAGTCTGCAAGTTCTATTTTCATTTCTACGACAACCATTTCATAGATATCTAACCCAGCCGCTACCATTGTTAGAGCACCAATTACTGCAAGTAAACCTTTCTCGCTTACTTCAGTAGTCCAATGTAATTTATTGTTTAAATTTTTCTTAATCATTTATACTCCAAAGTCAAATAAACTGTTAAAGGTGTTGTGTTGTTTTGTGTCCTCTAATGGATAGTTAAGCACACCGATCAAGTTGCCTAGTTTGTTATCAATAATTGTTTCAGCCATTGCCGCATCATCAAACGGCAAATCTTTAAACCAGTCTGGTATATGTAGTTCATCTGTCGGATATGCTACACTAGTATAGCCTAGTGGATTTTGTTTTAGTTTGCAAACAATAACTTTCATACCATCAACAATTTCTTGCGAATACTTGTCACCGTTCATACGTTTTAGTGTATTCCAATTGATACTTGCTCTAACATGTCCAGGCATGTTTGCTTTGCCTTGCTTTTCTTCAAGACGTTGATAGTGGCCAATCTTGTTTGCACGTTTGGGCGAACCTTTCTCCCAACCAGGACGTTCACTAAACTCTTTACGGAATACAGTAATACGTTCTAATACATCTTTTTGCGGAGCATCTGTAAGCACCATAAGTAATAGTTCACTTAGAAACTCTTGCATAAACACAGGCGTGTCTGATCTACGCAAGTCTAAGCCCATTGCTTTTACTTTGCCTGGTTTGCCGTCTACATCACTTCTAAAACCTTCAACATCATATACTAATGCCGCATAACGTTTCTTAGTAATATACAAACCTGACTTTGCAACAATCTCTCTACCTGCCGCGATAACATCGGAACGACTCTTCGGACAATGAAATGCATCTAACATAAATTTTTCAAATGTTGAATTAGCCGCTTCACTTACTTGATCATAAAGTGTAATAACATTGTCTTTTGACCAAGGAATTTTACCTGCATCGATATCTTTTTTAAGTATCGGATATGCACTAAAGTAACAAGAGTCAGTATCACCATAAATCATTGCTTCTCCAACATGATCATATGTACCTGTAATCACTTTGTTGACTTCAGCACTCATATGCTTTACAATAGTCCTACCACTTAGTGTAGTTGATTGACCAATACGTTTGTCAAAAAATCTACAACCTGGATTAAGAATAGCACCATACAAACTATTTAGGTTAATCTTTTTAACTAACTGTCTTTTGTCCCAGTATTCTATTTCAATAGCATTACCTGCGTCTTTTGCTTTTTTAAGTTGTGCTTGTAATTCTTTACGTTCACTATACCAACGTTTAAGAATACCAGGAATAACACCTTCAAATTCTGTTGTAAAAATAGTACCATTACTACTAAGCATCCAAGGATTATTACTATCAAAAATTAATTTATAAATTTCTGCTCCACTGAGAACTTCTGTTTGTCCATTTTCAAAGTCAACGGTTAAAGAAACATCACGTCTTTGTTCCATTACTGCATCGTATTCTTCTGTAGCGAATCTTCCTTCCCAACTACCAGCAAATGATTTCTTCTTCAACCCCATGTCTTCTGTTACACGAGCATCTGAAATATCAGGACGTATTTGTCCTACAATAGTTTCTGGAGCCATATTCAATGCACGAATAACACTTGGATACAGACTGTTTAAGTCCATTGACCCAATCCACTTGTGTAGTCCTTTTTTAGGAAATGCAACATAAGCACCTGCGGCTTGTGTATTTTCATCGTCACGTTTTTTACGATTAGGAACTTGTAGTCCTCTGTGATGTGCTTCGTTTACAATCGCTTGTTCTGTAACTGCGACAGCACCCATAGTGGTCTGTAGCAAAACAGTATTTGCATGAGCAAGTTCGTTACTAAGATC